TTAATATATAGAATATTGCTTTTCCGGCACTCATAACCCCAAATGTCTGTTAGCTTCGCCAATTACATATTGCTCCATCTTTCTTTTTATATTATCAATAATTATAGGCATAATAATTTCCTCGGTGCGGGCAATAAAATGCCGACCCCGGATGTGCTTCGTGCCTAATTCGACCCAAAATCCGTAATACCCGTCCCGCTTTTTCGCGTTCTGCTCTTTTGTCCTGCTCCCGGAAACTCTCCCGGTTTTTGGCCCTAACCAAACCCCAAGGTCTTTTTTTCTTGAAATCTCTACCACAAAGGAGTCTCGTAAATTCCCCGGCGTAGCTCCGTATTTTGAGGCGGTTCTGGAGCTTTCGCGTATTGGCGTGGCATTTCTGACGGCTGTTTTCGCCAGTTGCATATTATCCTTTAGGATTTTATTGATTTCTTTCCTTTTTATTTTGTCAGGAAGTCTTTTCATTAATTCCGCAAATTCCTCTACATCTTTAGCATCGAAACTAATAAAGGTGGTATGCCCACCGTCAAATCTTTCTATTTGTCGTCCAAAGGCCATTTGTCAGGAAAACATTTAAATTGTTCTTTATCAATACTTACCATTTTTGCCTCTTCCCACGGGAACTTTAGAAGGTCATCGGGTTGCAAATTTCCCTTAGCCCAGGGGCGCATCGAAAAGAACCAACCCAACCTCGCCAGTTCCGCCCTTTCCCGCCTGTCTTCATCCTCCTTAGCATTCCAGCCGTCAACCGCCCAGACCACTTCGCGAAGTGTCATCCGCCAGAAGTCTCGCGGAGATCTGCCTTGCCTGCCTACCAACAAAGCGTACAGGGAACGAACGGTCAGTTCGCCCCCTTCTGCTTCTTTTTTTTTACCTCCCCCCCGGCGTTCATCGACTTGTTTATAAAGTCAGCGATTGCCCGGAAGTCCGAAGGCTGTAACCGGCGGCGGAAATCCTTTAAGGTCATCTCCAGTTCAACACCTTTCTGATCGCACCCATCACGGATGGCCAAATAAACAAGGTGGGTGAAGTCTCCGATGTTCTCTTTGATTTCGGCAATACTTCGGCCTGTCTGCATCTCAAATTCCGCGTAGACCTCCATGTTCAGACTTGCCGGATAAGGCGCGCCTGCTATGTCAATGGTCAACGTCATCAGGTTGTCGTTGTCTCAGTCAATGCTCCCGTTCCGATAAGCGTTAAGCTGAAAGTTTCAGAATCCTCGACCGGCGAAGTGCGGGTAAGTGCCGGAATGTAGGCATTGCCGGCATACTGTTTGTCTCCGACTGCTCCCTTCATAATTACCCCCACCTTGGCGCGGGTGATCTGAGCATTGAACATGGCCGTGAAGCCATAAGTGGCATTCTCCGCAATGAACCCCTCAACACTGGCTGTCCAGCTCAATACCGCTTCCAGATTATCCTGCCATCCGGCGGAGTCTTTGGTCGTGGCATTGCGCGTGGCAAGGTTGGTGGAGAAGTTGTTTGAGGTGCCGTTTGATACCTTCGTCCCACCTATGTAGATGGCGAAAATAGTTCCGTTATTAATTCCTGTTGAGCTCATAATTTAATATTTTTTTTCTGCTTTAATTGTTGTATAATTTGATCGTCCGTAATCCAAAATGTCTAAAATGTCGTATAAATTCCCACCGTAACTGATCCGATAATCGGGGGTAATACCCACAATGTCAAGGCTTCGGAAAGTGAATTTAACGATTGTTGTCGCCGTCCGCCTTTCCTCTTCCTCTCTTTCGTTTCCCGTTTCAAAAGTTATCGTACCATAAACCGTTTTCCAGTCCGCCCAGGTCTGCACAGCCTGACCGTAACTATCCTGAGTGCTTGTAAAGTTCTGAATGGTTACAACCCTGTCAAGCCGCCCGATATTCATACAAAGTGACGTTTAGAAAACAGTCCTATCATTTCCCTTGTTCCCCGCTGAATTTCGTGCGTTGCCGTTGGCGAAACATTCTGGCGGTTTTCGTAAAGATCGCCCAGAACCATTTTTACACAATTGGCAAGTCCCGCCGGAATTTTGCAGTCCTCAGTATATCCCACCGTTAAGGCTATCTCGACAGTATTAAATTTGTCGTACAGAACCGGGGTTGAGTCGATGTCAATTTTCATCGGGTCGCTCAAAAGGTCTACGTCATAACTTGACGCAGCGAGGGTTTGCAGAGTGTTATTCGCATCATAATATTTGATGGAATTAACTGCCTGAATAGGACTGAAACTCTCCAACCGGACGTTTTCCCAAACATCCATGTAGATCGTTATTCCCTTTTCGTTCAGTTGAACCCACGCCTCGCGCTCCACTATCTCGGTCGCCGCTCTGAGCATATCCCATATAACCGCGTCCTCTTCCGTATGCGAAACTCTCAAGTGAGCTTTCGCATCCTCCAGGGAAATCGGCCACCAGGTCGGGGGAGTTGTCGTTTGATACTTCATTTTTAAAAGGGGGCGGGTTTCCCCACCCCCGGACATTATGAAACAGATATTAGGAGGTTGTAATGTCAACGATGGCTGCGAAACTCTGCGGCCTTAAAACGGCAACATCGCAATATACGTTGGCGATAATCTCAGTGAGTCCCTCTTTACCTTTGGTGTAAGGGTTCACAAGAATGTCCAGTCCGCCCCAGGTTCCCACTACCAAATCGTTCCAGTTTCCGAAAATCATCGCTGAAAGTGAGCTGCTTGATGCTCCTTTGTCAAGTGTTGAAGGTACGGTATTACTGAAATGGATGGGGTAACCATTGAGAACATTCCCTTCGCCCAGCAAATATCCCGATACGTTGGAGTCTTTCAGAATGGTACGCAGCTTGTAAATCGCTTGCGGAGTGGTCAGGTAGGCGAGAGTCCCTATGTCGGCATTGTCCACGGCGACTTCTTTCCAAAGTGCCACAATTGATGCCCATGTCGGAGTCGATCCGTCAGCTCCCAAGGCCACCGATCCGATGCCGGAAGTGTTTAGAATCCCTTTTGGGTCATTGGCAGACCCGGAGCCATTAATGGCGGCAATCTCGATACCCCTTGCAAGGGCGTTCATAAGCCTCGACCTCACCCTGTTCTCAATGGAAGGGCTGGTTTGCTTCATCAACAGATTTGACACGTCAACGTATGTCGTGAGTCTTTTTGGCGAAAGTGTGACCTCCTCCATGGTCGGCGATACTTCGCCGGAAGTGGCGTTCTCGGTTTTCCAGCTGGCAGATACCGAAGAGTCCTCGCGCGGCCAGGATAGATTTCCAACCAACCCGGTCATGAAGTCCACTCCCATCTGTCCCAGGACAGTCTTTGCCTCAAGATATTCTATGAGCCCCATTTTCTGGGTAGCAATGGCAAATCCACCGGCTGTGGTCGTTCCGGCCGTCATGTCGCGCTTTGTTCCCAAAAGGAAGGATGGAATTCCGAAGCCCGTCATGCTGATCCCGCTGGCCTGGGCCTCTTTGCGGGCCTCCTGATCCATTTCGGCATACAAACCTGTGAGGTTACGTTGCGCGGCCTGATTTATGAACGTCATAAAAGAAAATTTCTCTTTTACTTGCTCTTCGGCTTTCACGCCAATTCCGGTGACAACGGCGCGAGCAGCACTCTGAGCCATAATGGCTTCGCGCTTTTCGGCGGCGATGATTTCCCCGTTTAGCTTCTCAACTTCGGCCACATCGGCATCCATTGTGTCAAGCTCAGTGTCTGTCAACTCCCTTTTTTCGGTCGTTGCAAGGGCGTTCAACCCGTCAATCTTATTGAGGAGGTCAGCCCGTTTTTCTTTCAATTCTTTTGATTTCATTGTTTAACTAATTTAAGTTTAAGATTTATTCTGCGATGTCTCCTCAATGGAGTTGTATCCGGTGTTTCGGGTTCCCTTTCATGGAACTCCTTTTGCTTTTCAGCTTCAAGCGTTTCGTCATGGCTGCGCTTGGCAGCCGTGGTGTCGGGGTAGGCTGGCATAACTACCGGCCCTAACTCGAAAATCCTTTCAAACTTTAGGATCTCCCTTTCGTCAAGTTCGTCCTGGTTCTGTGAGAACTTCCAGCGGTCTTCTTTAATTGTGAATATGAATGAAGACCCTTTCACATTTCCGTTGCGGATATTTTCAATAAGATCATTCCCGGCTGTCGTGTTCGGGGCCTCGAAACTGTATTTCAGCCCTTGATTATTAGGGGTCAAACGGAGTGTCCCGCTCGATGTCCGCCCCTGAATGAAGTCGAAATTGTGATTGAAAGTAGCCACAATGTCACCCTCCAAGGTGCTGTCATCCACGGCCCCGGCGCGGATTATCTCTTTGAACCAGCCAAGGTCGCTCGACCATTTATCGTATTTTAAGGCATATCCCGTAATCGTTCGGGAGTCTTTGCCGTCCGCCCTCTGCTCGATTTCAATCGTACAGGGGAAGCTTCTTTTTTCTTTATCCATTGGTTTGTTGATTTTGATAGTATTGTTCTATTTGTGAAAGTGGGATTCTGTTTATTTGTATTGTGTGAACATTCCCCCCCTCGATCATATTCATGTCCTCAAACTGGCGGATTTCGTCAGGCGACAAAGCCCCGATTTCAGAGAGTGTCCTGTAGAAATTCGCCCTTGCCGCAGAGTCTCCCCGAAGTATTGAATTAAGGTTAAACTTTGGAAAAAATGAAGACTTTTCAGATTCTCGCAAAAGTTTGCGCCTAATCTCAATTTCCCACCGGGTTATCCATGCCAACATCGTATCTTGCACAAATTCAATTGCCTGATGTTCGATGTTGGCAAAGGTGGCATGTTCCATGTCTCCGATCTTATGGGGAGGTACTCCATAGATTCGGGCGATGTCTCCGATCTGGAATTTCCTCAACTGAATATACTGAGCCTGATCCGGCGTTAACGTGATGGGCGTAAATGTAGCCCCCCCGTCAAGAATCGCGGTATCTTTCCCCTGGGGGCCGCCATGAACATTAAACCAGGAGGTTCTGAGTTTGTTTATCTGCTCCGGCCCCAACTTCCCCGGATAGTTAATTACCCCCTTTACATTCGTTCCCTTCGTCATCAGGTTCTTGGAATATGTCCGGGTGGCAAGGGATTCCCGCAATGTTTCGGCGTGGTATCTGATGACCGACACTCCGCGCAACCCATCCAGAGACAAGCCCATAATATGCAGGATGTCCGCTGAGGGAATTACAGACCAGGTGTCCCCGATAAGCACCCGGTAAAAAAGTTCATTCCCCTCTCGTAATATTGTCGTATCGGAGGGGACAAGAGGTATTAATTCAACCGGGTTTTCGTTCTTATCCCTAACAATATAACTGAATGAGTTTCCCTCATTCAGAATATCTACCATGGCAGAATGCTTGTAAGTAAAAGCATTTTGAAGCGGAGATGTCTCCCATTTCAGCAGCTTGTTTACAGGATGGCCAGTCTCAAAAGTATTGCCGTTTTCGTCCCTTCTCTTTATTGAAAAGGGCAAAGTTGCAAAAGAATTTGAGATTAGATTTATTGCAGACCATGCCGCCGTAATTCCCATTGTCGAGGCTTTGTCCACGGTAGGGGACTCGCCCCCCCCGAACAGATCAATAAGCCATTGCCCCGGAGTTACCAGGCTGCTCGTATGGCGGGCCTCGCCCCGGCGAATGTCGAACCCCAATATTTTCATCAGGGTCGAAATTATAACTCCTTGGAATTAGAATTGCAAGGGGGTTTTCTTATTTTTTAAAAATCCTTTTCTTATTTTTTTTGATCCGATAGTTTCTCGCCCTCAAATAATGCTGGTATTTTTCGGTCATCGGCACGCCTTCGAGCCTTTCCCGCAAGGTCTTAAATGCCTCCTCTCCCTTTTCCCCCTTAGAACAGAGCGAATAAAAATCTTCGTCAAACTCCTGGGAATTGAACCCGTAACACCCCGGTGTCATATCCCCAAGACCTCCCCCTCGGTCAAGTAACTTCCCCCCGTTTCCTGCTCGGCAAGATATTGCCCGTAGGCAATAACATTGGCCACAATCCCATCCACTTTGTTCTCGTACTTTTGCCGGGAAATCTTCTGATTGCCCGTGGTGTCCAACGCCACCAACACAGCCCCGGCCATCCAAGCCAACACCGGGTTGTTGTTGTGGTAAAACTCCCCGGCCATTATTACCCTCTCCATCTGTCGCATGGGGTAATTCATCGAAATAAATCCCTGGCGGAATTTCTTCATAAGCAATCCTCTATCCGTCAGTTTCGCCACGATTCCCGTTGCATTGTAAGGATCGTAGGCAATAGACTGGATTCCGTAGGTCAAAGATAGTTCTATAATCTTTTTTTCAATAACATCGTATTCGATAACATTACCGGGGGTTTCTTCAATGTAGCCGTCCTTTACCCATTTGAGATAATTGAGGTTGTTCTTGTCCGCCGAATGTTTGGCCTTTTCTTCCGGAAGCCAAAACCAGTTCAAAGAATAAATCCGGCCCTCGATAGGAAATACCAAACAGAATGCGCTCAGGTCAGAAACCGAACTCAAGTCCAACCCCCCCCAACATTCTGCACCTTCCAGGATCGCCGGGTCGAACGGCTCCCCGCTGGCGTTCCACACTTCGTCTCTGATCCAGCGGTCTTTTCCCTGAGTCCATAAATTCAGGTGCAGCCGCTTAAAAGTGTTCTCATAACTGGGAGACATTTTCGCCCGGCCCGCCTCCGCAATAATGTACTCCGGTTTCAATGTTTGCCCCCAGCCTGGGTTCGCCTTCCTCCAGACATCCTCTGAATAAATATCGTCATCCACATCAGCTGCGAATATGATGGGCAAAAACTGATCATCTGTTCGCTTGCCTTTAATAATATCCACCGCGATCTCGTGAACCTCCCGGCAAATCGAATTCATGTCATGCCC